CGATTGGGAGTAAGGAAAAGGGGATTCGGAATACAGACAGACTTTAAGCCCACAGCGGGCAGACCATTTCTAAGGGCAGTTAAAATCGATGCCCGAGTAACAGACAGAAGTACGACATCCATTTCATAGGAAAAAATTATGGCAGTATTAAGCACAGGACAGAGTTTTGCGAGTGGCGATCAAGTCACCGCACAGAAATTAATTGATATTGTAGGCCAGGCGTATTTTACCTCGGCGGCAGATACGACTGATAATTCCACCCTAACTTTAGGTTCGAGTAAATTAAAAGTTAAGGATGCCGGAATCACAGCGACTCAACTTGCAACGGATTCCGTCATCACCGCCAAGATTCAGGACGGAGCGGTAACAGCCGCAAAGCTCGATGCGGCGGCAGTATCTGTTTTAATGCCCACAGGCTCGATCATGTCTTTTGCTGGTTCATCTGCACCTACTGGATACCTACTTTGCGATGGTGCGGCAATTTCACGCTCCACTTATTCGACTTTGTTTGGCGTATTAGCTACGACCTACGGATCGGGAGATGGTTCATCTACTTATAATATCCCCGACCTTCGAGGTCGAGTAATTGCCGGACATGGCGGGACTTTATTAAGTGGATCAGCGGATGCAATTGGCGCGACAAATGCCCATAGCACAAAAACGCACACACTAAGCACCTCAGAAATGCCCGCCCATACGCATAACACTGAAGCGGGTGGAGGAAACCCAAGTCCAGGGCAGGGATCGGGTGCAAGTGCTAATGTAAATTTAACAGTTTTTTCAGCGGCAGACCCAAGACCTTCATTCTTAGCCAAATCAACAGGCGGAGGCGGAGCCCACAACAATGTCCAGCCCACCATCATTTTAAATTACATAATCAAGACTTAATATGGACTTTATAAAAAAATTAATCGGGCCATCGGAAGAGGAAATTGCAGAAGAAGCACAACTTCGTTTAAGCGGCGTTCAAAACGCACAGATTATGCCCCGTCAGGTGATAGCGGCTCAAGACCCTACAAGCCCTGAATATAAAAATACACATGTGCAAATGTTGAGGGCAAACAACGATACTGAATTTTTCGACACCAACCCCGAGCATTTTAATCAAGATATTTCCCAAAACGATGTAATTAAATATTTAGCCAGCCAATCCCCATCGGGTGAATCACTAGCCTATATTAATCCCATCGAACGGGAACTTCTAATGCTATCCGGCGCAAAGGGCAAAATGACAAAGGACGGAGTAGTTTCTTTCGCCCCCGAAGATCCGCTTAAACAAGCGGCTATGCTTCTTAATACTGCCGCACCTGAAGGTGAAGGATTAGCGTACATTAATCAACAGGAAGCCCAAATGCTTAAAGATGCGGGTGGAGCGGGTGAACCGGTTAACTCGTCAGGAGTCCCTTCGTTTTTCTTACAGAAACTTTTTGGAGGTGGAAAAGCTCCCCCTCCCTTACCCGAATTTAACGCTGGAAAATCTGCCCGAGATTATGTCGGTGCAATGGCCGACTCAGGGCTTCAAGATCAGATGCTAGGAGTTCGCCAGCGATACGATCCGCAGTATCAAGATTTACAGATGGGGCTTGCCCAACGGGCCGCCGATCCGATGGCCAACTTGGCGGAATCGAGTGCTATGCGTTCACAGGACTTTGGGGCAAGGATGGCTGAAAGACAGGCGGGATCAGATATTTCCATGATGGGCCGATTTGGTGCAGATATGAACGAGGCTTATCGGGCATCCGATCCGCTCATGCAAGCCCGTACAAACCAAGCTAATCAGTTAGCCGATCAGGCGTTCAATGAAGCACAGATGACTGACCTATCGCCTGAAATGAGAAGGAGAGCCACTCAGTCCGCCCGTGAAGGATTAGTGGCACGGGGTAGGGGAATGGATAATGCGGGCATTGCCGCTGAAGCCATGAGCCGAGAAGATTATTTGAGAAAAGTAATTGGTGAAAACCGTCAACAAGCACAGGGACTCGGATCGTATGCCGCTGGATTGAATAGGCAGACTTCAGTCGATCCATTGGCCATGCTTCGAGGTGGACAGAATTACACAGCCCAAGGATTTGGAGAAAGGTCCGCACTTTTTGGAATGCCACAGGAATCGGTGACTCGAATTAATCCCGATGCTGGAGTTAATATTGGGATGCAAGCATACGCGAACAAAGCAAATTATGACTCAGCAAACTATGCCGCCCGAGAGAATGCGGCCAGTGGAATGGCTTCGGGTCTATTTGGAGCGATTGGATCATTAGGCGGGGGCTACTTAGCTGGAAGGAAATAATTATGGCAATTGGAGATACAGTTCAGGCGGGCTTAATGAGAATCGATACCTCGGCCTACGAGCGGGCGGGACAGGCAAATGCGAATGCAAATATGGCATTCGGTAATGCCCTTAACCAGGTAGCAAAAGGATTTATCGAAGGGCGGGAAAAGAAAGCTCGGGCAGACGAAATGACGGGCTATCTAATGAATCAAGGGGTATCGGAAAAAGATGCCAAAGCAATCGCCAAGAATCCATTTCTGCAAAAAGAATATCAGCGCAAAAAAGGTGCTGAACAGCAGATGCAGATCGAAGAAGGCCGAATTGCTGTTCAGCGTGAGGGAATAAGATCCCAAGCCCGAATTGCTGGAGATAAAGCCGCACAGATACAATCGGAAAGAGATTTGATTCGGGCAGATGCTGATGAGTTGAAGCAAAGTGCTACTAATATAGCTAAATTTAATTTTACTCCGCCGGAGATACCGATTACGGAAGAAACACCAGCCGCCTTTTTACCGGAACTTGATCCCGATCCGTTTGTCGGTCCTCCGACTACCTACCAAGGGCAAGCCCCAGCAGTTGCTCAGTTACCCGAAAGTTTTCAGCCTCAAGGCGCACAGGTAGTTGATGCAGTTCAAAGTGGACAATTAAGCCCACTAGAAGGAAATCGTATAATGGACAGCTACCAAGCCCAAGCGATGGCCGTGCAGAAGGCGGCTCCCTCACTAAAAGATTTGTTGGAGATTCAAGGTAAAACTCAAGATATTGAGTTTAAAAATACAGACTTTGAGCAGAGGCAAGATGCGATTAGTTTTAAACCTGAACAAAATTATCTTGATTTAGGGGGAGTTAGATACGGGGTATCGGGTAAATTTGGTAACGAGGCGGAAGTAATCAAAATAAAGAGTGAAGCTATTCCTAGTTATCAAAAAATGAATGAAGTAATGGATGATCTTATTGATTTAGGCGAGGCTCGAAAAAAACAAAAGTATATGAGTAATGCCGATAAAGTTTTAGCTGAGTCTTTGAGCAGACAGTTACAAGGATTACTCCGTGAAGATATTTTAGGCCCTGGTACTGTAACGGAACCTGAAAGAGCTATCCTAGAACAGATAATACAAAATCCCACGCAGTTTTTTGATTTAAAGGGTAAGACGGATGATAAAATCAGATCATTAAAAGGTGTCAGGAGAAAGGCATTTAATACCCTAAAATCAAGATTGTCCGGCCTCGGCTTAGATGTCTCAGAGTTTGAACAAGGTGGGAATGCATCTGGAACGAATAAATCTTCCAATATGCAAAATAAGACGAATAGCGGGCTAAGTTTTGAAGAAATTTCTTTGGACGATCTGTAATGCCAAAGTATAGAATAAAGTCCGACATTTTAGGGGTGGATTTTGGAATCCGCACGGATGAAAAATTAACCGAGCGGGATTACTTCGACATTCTTAAAACAAAAGTTCAGCCACAGGATTTATTACACGCTTATAAATCTGCTCCTTACGATGAGAAAAGGCAGAACTTAGCGACTAAGGCATTGGATAATGGTTTCTTTGACCAAGATGCCGGTTTTATCGAGTCAGTGGCAGAAGTCGGAGGTATGGTCGGCCAAGGGATTGGCGATATGCTCACCACTAATGTATATGCCACTTCTCGCTTACAGCGGGCAAGGATGCAATATGGAGATGCTGACACCGAACAGGCTTACCAACCACTAATCGAAGAGGGTATTAAGAAGGCGGGTCAACAGCTTAAAGGATTGGCTTATGCGGCTAAGCGTACAGATCGATCCATTGAGGATGATTTATCACAGGCGATGCAGTTTGCCGGTATCCCTCGGGATGATAAGAATTTACAAAAGCGAGTAATCGCAGAAGCACAAAGACAGGACCAGTCACAAGTTGCCGCAACACAGGCACAAATGGGAGTGGAAGCGGCGGGTATGATGGCCATGATCGGTGCAAAAGGTAACGAGGTAATCGAGCGAGTAAAGGCAGACTCTTCAAAGGAATCCAAACTCGCACAGATTGAATATTTAGCAGATAAATTCGATATTGCTGAAAAGATTGAGAAGGGTGCAGAACTCGGACTCGCAGAGGCGGGCTTACTCGGAACTTTAACTAATGTCTACCTCGGCAAAAACTTATCTCCATTCGATGTAAACCAAGAAGCACTTAAAGATGTACAGTCGGGATTAGTTGAACCAGATCGTGAAGTCGCTATGGTTGGCTCAGTAGTCGCAGACCCAAGCTTTATCGCAACAATGGGAGCGGCTGGCGGTGTAAATGCAATG